ATGTAGCTGCTTTATGTACTTTGCCATACCTATGCGTGTATTCTATTCCTAACCACGCCCACAAGTCCGACAAGTAGTTGTAGTTACCACGTCCTAGTCTTGCCCATGCCGTTGAGGGGTGGTTCTTGTAGGCAATCTCATACAACCCACGCTTATCACCAAGCTCATCACCGTCAATTACTCTATGTGCAGTGGATAGTATCTGTGCATACTCTAGCACCATTTTAATTACATGTTTATTGCAGTGCATTTCTGCAGCAACCTTTGGGTTCTTATCTAAATAGAATATATTCACTGCTGTTCTCCCCAACGTATGTCTACAAGTTTAATGGCTAGTATTTCTTTCTCACCTTGAGATACATTAGCTAAGTCTAAATCTACCATAGCCTCATTATATAATTCAGCTATCTTGTCTTCATTACTTCCCTCAGTCTCAGGCACACTCATTTTGGTTCTCCGTTGTGAGATTTTGGTCCTAGCATAAACAGATACAAGGGTCAATTAATTTTTTATTCTGCTTAGACTAATCCTCTACGTTTTCTACCAGCGGTCCTAAGTAAGCAACCATGCGGTGATGATCTACAAGTAAACTGGACAGTAACCTTTTTGATATGGTTACACTTTTTTTGCGTCCGTCACCGTCTACAATTTTGTGTGCTTGATGTAGCTCTGACTTTGAAGTCTCTAAACTTATCTGTCTCACTTACTTTACCTCAGTGATAACCCAACGTCCACGTTCTGCTAAGTGAGGAAAACGTCTAGCCCAATCTTTAGGATAGATACCTAACTCACCCTCATACTTCCATTCCCATCTAACAGTCTTACCGTCATAGGCGCGAGTGCTGTACTCAGGTGGTGGCCTTCTACTACGGTGCTTGTAGTTTCTATACTTTTTTACTTCCGACATTTTATCTGCCCTGTGTCAATATTGTAATAAACTAGTTCTACCCCTAGTTTCTTCTGTATGGAAGATAGCTGACGGTGTATCATTGTACAAGGTTTCCATTTAGCTGACTTGCGACGGAATGACATTGTTTTTACTTCGACAAGTTTTACGTCATTTGTTTCAGGATTTATGGCGACAAAATCTACGGGGCCAGTATTGTTTGTTTCATTGTACACATGATACCCCCTATCTGCATAGTGTCTCATAACACCCAGCTTTGACTGTAAACCCTTTTGTTCTTTCGTGTTCATATTAATACCTCACACTGTAATCTTCTACCGCAGACTTATAACCTTTGCTGGACTTACATGTATCACATATGAACATGACTTTGTGCAACAGCTTTTCTTTTCCACAACACAGACACTTTTTAATTTTGTACTGATCTTTATTTTTCATGCTCTGTCGCACTTCTTCTAGCTGTTCTACAACTGTAGAAAAGTTTATACGCTCTGGTTTCTTTTTACCAATGTGAGTAAACATTCTACTGTATCTGTTTAAGATACTTATCACAGAGTTTCTTGTCATATCTACTCCGTTGTAGTCCCTGTACTCAGGGGACATTACCTCTGCTATTTGACGGGCTGACAAACCACGCTCTCTGCTCAGTTGAAATATTTTCTTTATGAACTCCTCTGAATGTCTTTTCATACCCACCTACGCCTAACTCCTTATCGAACCAACAACGCGCACAAAGTCTTTTATTATATCTTACTACAACTGCCATATGATCACACTCTTCACATGAACTCATGTCTGATACCATCCACTGTAAGTGAGCTAACTGTTGACAGATTGACATTCCTGTATCCTTTGGCATAGTTGTCATATACAGTCATCATTTGTTTATTGGTGTTACAATCTCTGCCACCTTTCTTGTGCTTCTCAACACCTAGACGGCCATTAATTTTGCGGAAACTACCATCCGCCTTAACAAACTCGATTGTAAAGAATTTATCTTGAACCGTGGCCTCGATTATCCGACGCATCATATCTGGATTCTCTGACCTGCTTCCGTATAGAGTGATCATGGCTGACCTCTGCTGTGAATGGAGATTGCACCTTACACCATGCTACTTCAGTAGTCAAGTCATAATTCATTTGACAAGGAAGTCAATCCGTGCTAGGAGGTTTTTTGCCGTGTCCCGATATTGAGGATATTATATTAATGACTAATATAATTAAAGATTATATTTATAATCTAGATATACCTTTAGGTACTTCTAAAAGATTAGATTGTCCTGTATGTGGTGGTAATAATACATTATCTATAACTCAATTCTCTGATTGTATAAAGTATTATTGCTTTCATGCTAGCTGTTCTGTAGCTGGTGTTATGAAAGAAGGATTAGGTGAAACATCATTCACTGCAACAAATGATTTCTTAAATAAAAACAATTGTGTAGGTTTAGAATTAGAGAAACAGAACTGGCGTAAGCACAGTTTTCCTGTACACTTTTATAATTATCTCAGAGACAATAATTGCACGATTGCGTTATCAAAGGGATTAGCCGACATACGGTATGACTACAAACGGGATAGGGCTGTATTTATTGTAAGAGATAGAATGAAGATTGTAGACGCTGCTGGTAGATATATTGGTGGTGAGTTACATGCAGGACCAAAGTGGTACAGATATGGTGGTAGTAAGCTACCTTATATTTGTGGCAAACATACACATGCAGTTATTGTAGAAGACTGTGCCTCTGCTACTGCTGTGTCTAGTTTTGCAACTGGTGTTGCGCTACTTGGAACTTTCTTACAAGAAGACATGATATCATGTTTAAAAGGTTTTGATAAGATTACTGTAGCATTAGACAAAGACGCATCAGATAAGTCTGTAGATATAGCTATGAGATTAAATGCTGCGTATGGAGACATTGTAGGTGTCTCTGTGTTAGAGAGAGATTTGAAAAGATTAACAGAGGACCAAGCAAAGGAGGCACTAAAAGTATGATTGATAAGGCTGTACTTGTAGCCTGTCTACAGAAAGACAACTTCAATCGTGTATCTGGTTTAATTAAGAAGGAGTATTTTTCTAAGGAGGTAGCTACCATTGTTGAAACAATTAGTCATCTACATAAAACATATGAGGGAGACTTATCATTAGCTGACTTAGCATTAGCCCATGATGAAAGATACCCTGCTATGCCGGAAGCTACAAAGCAAAGGGCTGTACAACAAATAGAAGAGTTGAACGGTGTAGTAGTAAACCCAGAGCTAGCAGGTAATGTTCTGCATAGTTTTTGGAAACGAGCCAAAGCAAAAGAAATAGGAGAAGAAGCACTTGACATTTTTCTTGGTAAATCTAGCGATACTTACTCTCTGCTTAATAGTGTAGAGGAGTTAAAAAATAACGAAGTTAAAGGATCAAAAACATATACTGTGCTGGAAGATAGCATAGCAGATAGTCTTGAAGAGTTTGAGCGGGACCCTGAGTTCATCTTTCCAACACAGATACGCGATTACGTTCCGGGTATTGACCGACAAAATCTTGGTGTAATATTTGCACGGCCAGAGATTGGTAAGACAAGTTTCTCTGCTTGGTTGTCTGGTTGGTATGTGAGAAACAAGTTTCATGTTGCATACTGGGGTAATGAAGAACCTGTAAAGAAAACTAGAATGAGAGTAGCTAAATCTATTACAGAGCGTTCTAGGTTGGAAGTGTTACAAGATAAAGACGGTTTTATACAGGAGTATCAAGATAATATACTGCCCTACATATCTTTTATGGATTGTGTTGGCACATCAATACAGGAGATAGAAGATTACTGCTCTCGCAATGATGTAGACGTTATCTTTATTGATCAACTCGACAAGATTAGAATAGACGGCGAGTTTTCACGCGGAGATGAGCGACTAAAAGAGTTGTATTGTAGGTCCAGAGAATTAGCTAAACGACATAACGTGGCGGTGTGGGCTGTATCGCAAGCGTCCTACGATGCTCACGGAAGAGAGAGTATTGATTACTCTATGCTTGATGGTAGCAAAACAGGTAAAGCTGGAGAGGCTGACATAATTGTAGGTATTGGTGTAGCAGAACATGAAGAGTTTAGAACCATTAAGTTTTCAAAGAACAAGATTAATGGTTGGCATGGATCGTTGGTTTTACGGCGAGACGGGGATAGAGATATCTTCTCATGATCACTGTGCTAGACATAGAAACTACAATGGACTTTGAAAACTCAAGCTCATCACCTTACGATGGGCAACAGATGGTCTTTGTAGGATACACTAGTTTTACACCCGACTTGTCTGTATTTGAAACAAACGGTTTGTTTTTCTTTCATAATCAGTGTGAGCCAACCCCGCAAGCGAAAGACAAGCTACAGGCAAAACTAGATGAAACAACTTGCTTAGTCGGTCACAATTTAAAGTTTGATTTACAATGGTTACGAGAGTGCGGGTTTAAGTATGATATGTTTCTGTGGGATACTATGGTGGCTGAGTATCTTCTCCACCGTGGCGAAAAGAAAGCCATTAGTCTTGCTGAGTGTGCGAGGCGCAGGGGCTTATCTGCGAAACGTGTAGACCTCACAGACAAATATATTAAAGAGAAAGTATCCTACGAGGATATGCCCTTTGATGTAGTCAGAGAATATTGCATGGCTGATGTAAATACCACGTCAGAGTTAGCACAACAACAACTACAAGACTTAAAAATGTCTTGGCCTGACAAGGAGATTCTTGTTTGAAACAAGTGGTAAAACTAAGCATGGATATGCTGGATGCTCTCATTGACATAGAAAGAGCGGGGATAAAAATATCTAGTGAAAAGCTTGCAAAAATTAAAGCAGATTATCAAGCAGAGTATGATCAGCTATACAATGACCTTATGGACATTGCTGAGATTGCTATGGGAGATACTCCTATCAACCTCGATAGTCCTGATGATCGTAGTAAGCTACTATATTCTCGTCAGGTGGTGGACAAAACTGCGTGGAAAGAAGCATTTAACATAGGAACAGAACAGCGCGGCCATACCAAAAAGCAAAAGCGTAAGACAAAAATGTCTCCTACAATGTTTAAGGAAACAGTAAAAGAACTAGCTCCGGTGTTTCGTAAAACTAGAGGACAAAGGTGCGAAGACTGCGGCGGCACAGGGCGTAAGAGAAACAGATTAAAGTCTGGCGAACTCAGTAAAAACTATGTGAAGTGTAAAACTTGTGGCGGCACAGGAGTTGTATATGTGCAGCTAATAGAGCCAGCAGGATTACGAGTTATACCTCGTGGACCTCAAGATACAGCGGCTGCTGGATTTAGAACAGATAAAGAAACCTTGTCAGAGATACGGCTTGAGCTAGAAGGTAAAGCAAGAGAGTTTGTAGATAAGTATACACGTTATTCGATGATAAGAACTTACCTTAATACTTTTGTAGATAGCTTGGAGAAATATCAAGATGCTAGAGGCTTTATACATCCTAACTTTAATCAGTGTATCACCGCAACTGGTAGGTTATCCTCTAGCAGACCAAATTTTCAAAATATGCCTAGAGGGGCAACTTTCCCTGCAAGAGAAGCTATCGTGTCAAGATATGATGGTGGTTTTATATTAGAGGGAGATTACTCGCAACTAGAGTTTCGTGTAGCAGGTTACCTATCAAAAGATCCTGTAATATATGAAGAGGTGAAGAGCGGCTTTGACGTTCATTCTTACACTGCTCAGATCATGGGTGTCAGTCGTCAGGATGCCAAAGCTCATACATTTAAGCCGTTATATGGTGGAGTGCTTGGGACTAATCGTGAGATGGCTTACTACTCAGCTTTCCGCAACAAGTATCAAGGCGTAACGGAGTGGCACGATAAGCTACAGGAAGAAGCTGTAACAACGAAACAGGTGGTTTTGCCATCTGGTAGAGAATACGCTTTTCCCTATGCAAAATATACTAGATATGGTACAACCGTAGGCGCAACGTCAATAAAGAATTACCCGGTGCAGGGGTTTGCTACAGCAGACCTGTTACCATTAGCCCTTATTAGGCTTCACAAGTCTATGAAGGCTATGCAAAAACCAGTGCCAAAAAGCAAAATCATAAATACTGTTCATGACTCGATCATCATGGATGTGCATCCAGATGAGAAAGATTGGATGATTAATTTATTGCAAAGGAGTATGTTGTGTATACCTGAAGAATGTAAGGAACAATTTGGTATTGACTTTGATATGCCTATAGAGATAGAACTAAAGATAGGCAAAGATTGGCTTAATCTAGAGGAGCTAGAAATATGAGCAATATGATTACTATGGATGATCTGAACGAAGAGAACATGGCTAAACTTGCAGCTATGGTCGGTCAGACAGAAACACGCGCTACCACTACGCAAGGGTTACCGCGTTTAGCTATTGAGCAACAAGCAGACAATGATGATGGTGAGCCGCTACCAAAAGGCAGCTTTCGTATTCGTCTAGACAACAGCACGGTATATGCTAAAGAGATTACAGTGCGAATGTTTGTTCGTTATTATTCTTATGATCTGTGGAACCAAAACTCACCAGAAGATAGCATAAGGACTGTTCTTGCACCGTCTCTGAGTGATGACTTTCCTGACACAAGCGGTGGTATGAAGTGTGGTAAGTTGAGTAAGCAAGATGTAGAGAACCTTGCACCCAACTCTCTTGAACATGCTAAACAGAAAAGTATTAAATGCACACAGGTTGTATACGGTGTGATTACTGGAGCAACAAATGCTACGGACAACGCTGGTGACACTGTTGATTTAGCTGGCACTCCGTTTATCTGGTCAGCCCGTGGCTCTGCATTTATGCCAGTGGCTAACTATATTCGGGAAGTCCCATCGAATAAGATTATCTTTGGTCAAAAGGTAAACATTGCTACTAAACGTAATAAGAATGGTGGTATTACCTATTATACTCCTGTATTTGATAAGCCACAAGCAGTAAAGATATCTGATGAGGATGTCGAAACTCTTAATACTTTCATACAGGATATTGAGAGGGCGAACGAGCGCGTTCTAAAAATGTACAATGAGCGCAAGGAAAATGTTCTAGCTATGGATGATCTTGATGTAGCAAAAGCATTGGAAAACGCACAGGCATTGTAATGACCTCAATGCTGTTACATCAAGTACAGCATTTCCTAGAAAAAGCGTCGAGGGGTGAAGGCGAAGGTCTTCCCCCTCATCTCATCAACGAATTTAAGGAGATGTGCGGCTCCGCTATAGAACGTCAGTTTAGTGAAAAGCGTGGTTCAAAGGTACGTATGTCTGGTGTGGGCAAGCCCCTATGCCAGCAAAAGTTATCCGCAAGAGATGACATAGAAGAAGATGTAGATTACACTTTGGTTATGAAGTTTCTGTTTGGAGACATCATAGAAGCCATAGCAGTTACAGTGATGAAGGCTGCAGGTGTAAATATACAGAGCGAACAGGAAGGTGTAAGTCTAGAGATAGGCGGCACGACATTAAGTGGCACCTACGATGTAAAAATAGATGACAAGATATATGACATAAAGAGTGCTGCTCCCGGTGCATTCTCTATGAAGTTCGCGGCTAATCGTGGCTACAACAACATCAAGAAGGATGATGTGTTTGGCTACGTACCTCAAGGGTATCTGTACGCAGAGGCTGCTGGTTCAACATTTGGTGGTTGGATAGCTATCAATAAAGCCACAGGTGAGTGGGCTGTATGTGAAACACCGCTGGTGCAGGACGATGATAGGGCAGCGGCACTACAATTAGCCGATAAAAACATACGCAGCGTTCTTAGCGAAGAAAAGTTTGAACGGTCTTTTGCTGATATACCTGAGACCTACAAAGACAAAGCAACAGGCACGTTAAAAAGAACAGGTAACAGGCTAATGGATAGAACTTGTTCTTATTGCGGCTTTAAAATGCACTGCTGGCCTAACGCTGCATATAAACAGAAAACAACTTCTACAGCAAATACTCGACCAAGAGTATGGTACACAAAGCATGTAAAGGATGAAATCTGATGCCACTATATATTACAGAAACTGTCACTGACTTTGAAACTATGTACAACCCTAAAGCTAGCTTCGTATACTTTGACACACAGAAAGGTGACAGCACTCACACAGAGGCACTGAGAATAAAGGCTTTACCCGATGATGTTCAGTTTCCAATTGTATACAAAAAAGATATGTCTGCAGAGGGTGATTGGACCGCAGAAGAGTTTAATTATAAAGGCTCTATGATAATGGCTCGTTGTTTCGATGCCATACGTTCTATGCTAAGGCAAAGCAGGTTGGTCGTGTTTCCGTCTAGAAGTTTTTGTATTGTAAGAGATACATCTCCTGAGTATGTGCAAAAAGACTTAGCAGAGGGTTACATACAGATAATGAACACTAACCCTGAAAATAAAAATAAGTTTGATTACTATGCGTTTTAGATCCAAGTTTGAGTCAGAGGTAGCTGTAGCTTTAGGACGTATGGGCGTTAGTTGGGAGTTTGAGCCTGATAAGATATCATATCAGCCTGAACCTAAAGTATACATACCTGACTTCTACATACCTCGTAATAACATGTATATAGAGGTAAAAGGACGACTGACACAACAGGACAGAGTAAAACACCTGCTTGTTAAGAAACAGAACCCAGACACAGAAGTTAAGTTCTTTTTCGCTAATGCTAATAAAAAGATATACAAGGGTTCAAAGACTACCCACGCAGAGTGGGCAGAGCGTCATGGATTTGATTGGGCGCATAAAAAATTACCCGTGGAGTGGTTTGATGAATGATGATGGTTTTACGTTTGAGCCAGAAGACGATCTCATAAACGATGAGATGCGAGAGAGGATAGAAGAAGAGACATTCTTTTTGTCTCCAAATAGACTGTACATTGTCTTTGATCCTGAAGGGTTTGACAAGGTTAGCGTCCGTGCATATGATACATCAGATACGAAAGACGTGTCTGCCGCGCACATTCTTCAACAGGGGATGCTCAGTCTTCTCGAAACAGATTACGACTATCTCATGCAGTTAGGTCATGAAGCTACGTTGGAACAGATAGTAGAAAAATCAAAAGAGAATGAGGATAGCAGAAAACTAATAGTAGAGGATGTGTACGATAACGTCATTAAGGTAAAGTTTAGCGAGGACAATTGATGCCAAACGAAAAGAAGTACCTTGCACAATTACAAGAAGCTGTTAACAGCCCTTCGCACTATACGCAGGGCAGTATGGAAACTATAGATATGATCAAAGAGTCTCTTACAGAAGAAGAGTTCAGCGGATATCTAAAAGGCAACATACTCAAGTATGTATGCAGATACAAACATAAGGGGATGCCACTAAAAGACCTGATGAAGTCGCAGTGGTATCTAGAAAGGCTAATGAGGGAACAAAAAACAAATGAAGAATAATTACTTTCCAACAGACTACCAAGAGTTTATTCATCTTTCACGCTACGCACGTTGGTTGGGCAGTAGGCGTGAGACTTGGGCAGAGACTGTTGAGCGGTACTTTGACTTTATGGACAACACTCTACAGGAGCGGTTTGGTCATGAGATACCTAATAGAGACGAGCTTGAAGAGGCTGTGCTTAGTCTTCAAGTAATGCCATCTATGAGGGCTTTGATGACTTCAGGATTAGCATTAGAGCGTGATAACACTGCTGGCTACAACTGCTCATACATTCCTGTAGACTCACCCCGTGCATTTGATGAGATACTGTATGTTCTCATGTGCGGCACTGGTGTAGGTTTTTCTGCAGAAAGACAATATGCTTCAAATCTACCAACAGTAAACGAACACTTTGAAGAGACTGAAACAACTATTATTGTACAGGATAGTAAGGCAGGATGGGCTAGGGGCCTCCGTGAGTTGATTGCCTGTCTTTACGCTGGTCAGGTGCCAAAATGGGACCTGTCTCGTCTACGCCCCGCTGGAGCGCGTTTAAAGACATTTGGCGGTAGATCGTCTGGCCCAGCGCCTCTTGACGATCTTCTTAAATTTACAGTCAATCTGTTTAAGAATGCTGCTGGTAGGCAGCTATCTCCGTTGGAGTGTCACGACCTTGTATGTAAGATAGCCAGTGTAATTGTTGTAGGTGGTGTACGTAGGTCAGCACTAATATCTCTGTCTGATCTCAACTCAAACAGAATGCGAGTTGCTAAGTCTGGTGAGTGGTTCAGAGATTATCCACACCGTGGGCTAGCAAATAACTCTGCAGTATATTCAGAGCGTCCTGACATGAACACGTTCTTGAAAGAATGGTACTCCTTGTATGAGTCAAAGTCTGGAGAGAGAGGTATATTTAATCGTGAGTCAGCTAAAAACAAAGTTGCTAGTCTCCGTCGCCGTGATCCTGATCATGAGTTTGGAACTAACCCTTGCTCTGAAATTATTCTACGTCCCTACCAGTTCTGTAATCTTACAGAGGTAGTTGTTAGAGCTTCAGATACAGTGTCTTCTCTTACTAAGAAGGTTGAGTGGGCTACACAGCTTGGCACCTATCAATCTTGTCTAACTGATTTTAAATATCTCAGAAAGATTTGGAAACAGAACACAGAAGAAGAAAGGCTGCTAGGAGTTAGCCTAACTGGTATTCTTGACAACGAGATGCTTTCTACAAACAACCATAAACTTGTAGAACTGCTTGTAGGTTTTAGGACTGTTGCAATAAAAACAAATGAGAGAATAGCCAAAAAACTCGGTATCAGTCAGTCTGCAGCTATCACCTGTGTTAAACCTTCTGGCACAGTATCACAATTAGTTGATAGTGCATCTGGCATACATCCTCGTCACAGTGAGTATTATATTCGCACAGTTAGAGGTGATAACAAAGACCCACTAACACAGTTTATGATACAGTCTGGCATACCTGCAGAACCTGCAATTGGTAATGAAGATAACATGACTGTATTCTCATTCCCCGTAAGATCACCAAAGGGTGCGTTGACCCGTGATAGCTTAACAGCGGTAGAACATTTAGAACTGTGGAAGACATATGCAGAAAGCTGGTGTGAGCATAAACCCTCTATTACTATATCTGTAAAAGAGGATGAGTGGCTTGAGGTAGGCGATTGGGTTTATAAAAACTTTGATCACATCTCTGGTGTGTCGTTCTTACCTCACTCAGATCATACTTATCAACAAGCACCCTACACAGAGTGCAGTAAACAAGAGTATGAAAGTTTAGTAGCTAAGATGCCTGATACAATAGATTGGGAAGGGCTAAAAGAGATTGAGGTAGAGGACACAACAACAGGTTCTCAAGAACTTAGCTGCACGGGGGAAGTTTGTGAAGTTGTGGATATAGGGGCTTAGTGCAGTATGTTACCCGTCTATAATCCTTTTTACTATAAACCTTTGCCTGAAGAGATAACAATAAAAGAAAGTGAGATAGAAGGTCTCGGTATCTTTGCGGTAGTAGATATAGAAAAGGGCGTAGATTTAGGTATGACACATATAAAAGTTCCTATGTTTAGCGGCCTTATAAGAACTCCTATTGGTGGCTTTTTAAATCACTCAGATGATCATAACTGTGAATTAAACATGTCACATGATTGGGATGACTGCCAGATATACAATCTCTTTACCACATGTGAAATAGAAGAAGGTGAAGAGTTAACTTTAGATTATAGTAGATGATAAAAGAAGTCCAGATAACTGAGGAGATGCGTCAAAAGGCGGATCACAAAGCTTTCATGTTAGGTGAGTTAAACAACTCAATAATACGTGGGAACGGATCTCATTCTGGATATCTTGGGGAGATGATAGTCGTAAGCATTCTAGGTGGTAAGGCATCAAACACCTTTGATTACGATATTATTCTTGATGACGGCACAAGAGTAGATGTGAAGACTAAAAGAACTTCATCTCCCCCACTACCCTATTACTCCTGTTCAGTAGCAAAGTTTAACACTAGACAAGATTGTGATGTTTACGCATTTGTGCGTATAAAATATGATCTGTCTGTGGGTTGGTATTTAGGCCACATAAGTAAAAATGACTTTTACCTTAGAGCCACAGAACATAAGAGGGGAGAACACGACCCTAGTAATGGGTTTGTGTTTAGGGCAGACTGTTATAACCTGCCAATACAAGACCTAGAGAGTTATAATGTCAACTAAACATGACGCTCTGTTGTACAAAATGTCAGTATTGCTGACACAAGATGGCAACATAGCGATTGACTTTGAGGGTCCACCATCTGCAAAAGACATAGAAGAAGCTTTTGATAGTTGGAACTCAGATTTTGAAAACACAAAAAAAATAGTCTCGCTGGTAGAATACCTACGAGACTATAGTGATAAACAATACGAAGATTTAAGAAGCTTTATTCTTTAGGCGGTTCTTTCTTCTCTTTTGGTTCTATTGCTTTTTCGTAATAGACTATAAGTTCTTGTTGCTGTTGTATGTACCTTTTTATCTCTGCCATGTTAAGAGCAAGAGTTTCATAATCACGCACACTAACTGCGTAGAATACTAAGTCTCCATTCTCTTTCTCAAACTTCTTCTTAAACTCTTCAAAGTTTCTATCTGTAACTACATAGAAGTATATGTCGTTTAGGCTAATGCTCTTTGGCCTAGTCTGTGTAGGAATCTTACGCTCTACCTCAATCGTCTTTACTTCTAGGGGCAGGACTTTTTGGAAGCTGCTGCACCCCGTCGCTAGGAGGGGTAGCACCAGAAAGAGCTTCCAAAGATTTAAAAAGTTTCTTTGTTCCATTGTTTATTCTCTTCTCTACAAGCTGTGGCTTCTGCAGACTAAGGACTAATAGATTGTGCTTACGCAGCTTACCTATTAACGTGTCTCTGTAATCATTAGCCGCCTGTAGTTTACTGTGCAAGTCTTTGTTTAGCTGCTCAAACTTCTTACGATCAGCTATCATGGTGTTGATAGTATTGTCTTGCATCTTCTTTGCAGTCTCTAGCTTGGCATTGTTTGCAGTGAGAACCTGTATTCTTTCCTGCGTATCTTTGTAGTAGTAATACGCACCGTAGCCAACACCACCAAGCAGCCCAACAACTATTAATATTATGTATACTTTTGTCACTTCTTAGCACTCATGTATGCAGTCATTCCCATGTACGCTCCAACCACACCTGCTTGTCCAATGTAGAAAAGCCCGAACAGATCGGAAAGTGCTTTGATCCTTGCGTCAGGAAAGATAGGTAGAAAGACTAACGCAGTGAAGACAATCATGGATATCATAGCTACCCACGCCATCTTCTTCTGCGCCTCCATCTTTTCTTTTTTTTCTAGAGCTTCCACTACGGCTAGCTCATTGTCACTTACTATGCCATCACTGTCTAGGTCCAGAGCATTGTACTCACTGTCTGGTTCTAGCTTCTTCTGTTCTCCCAT